CGGTGCTTTGGACCCATTCTATGGATTGTTTGATGACGCTATTGATAGTGGTGTATTGAAGAAGGTAGCACCAGGTAAGTATGTTCGTGATTTCGCAATCATTGATAAGAAAACTGGTGAAGATAAATCTGATATAGATATTGATACACACGAACCAAAGAGAACATGGCGTGAAGCAGATATGTATTGTGATCCAAAGTTGGAAGCAATATTCTGGATTCCTATTTTCCAGAATCCTGACTTTGTCAAGTATGTTGAAACAAAGTATACATACGAAGCAGATGATATGTTGTCAGCTAAGTACGATATTGTAGATATGATCAATGGTGATCAGGATCTTCCAACAGAAGAAGATTTGTATGAAGAAGTCGAAGATACTCGTCCTGAAGATTCAAAGGAAGCTGTGACTTTGGAAGATATTGGTATTACTTCAGAAGAAGCAATTAAGCCAGTCACCGAAGAAACAGCAGAAAAGGCAACAAAGAAAGGTAAAAAGAAGGCTAAGTAATGAAAGAATTCGATTTCGAAAAGGTTATAATTAAGGCATTACTCACTAATGATAAGGTAAAAACAAAAGTTTTACCTTTCCTTAAAGAAGAATGGTTTGGCTTCAATATTGATGCAAAGGATATTGTTCGTAAGATAATTTCCTATAATTCAAAGTATTCTGAAATGCCTAATCCTCTTGAAATTGAAAGAATGATTAGTAATGATTCAACATTGAAAACATTTAAGGATATTCTAAGTATTCCTAATGAAAATGTTGAAACACCATATATTATCGAAGAAATTGAGGAATTCGTTAGAAGAAAGCTGATATACAATGTTTCTGAAAAGATGCATGAATATTGTAGAGGTGAAAATCAAGAAGACAATTTCGCTGATGAAGTAGCAGAAGCACAAGCATTCTCATTCAACACTGATATTGGTTTCTCTTTCTTCGAAGACCCTCAAATTTTATTCGAAGATATTATTGCAAATGAAAAAGTCTATTCAACCGGTTTAAAGTCTATCGATGACTTAATCGGTGGTGGACTTCATGAAAAATCTTTGAACATGATTATGGCACCAACTAACGTTGGTAAGACTTTAACTCTATGTTCAATTGCTACGAATTTGATTATCAATGGTCACACAGTTTTGTATGTCACCTTCGAAGATAGTGAAAAGAAGATTGGTCAGCGTATTGCTCAGAATTTGTATGACGTAACTCAGACTCAATTGAAGTCATTATCAAGAAATTCTTATGGTTCAATCTATAAGAAAGCATTGGCAAAATGTGGTCACAATAAGTTAATTATTAAGGAATATGAAGAAGGTACTTTGAATGCAATCGGTTTGAAGGCACTTCTAAAAGAACTAGAAGAAAAGAAAAACTTTATTCCTGAAGTATTGATTATTGACTATATTGGTTGTATGATTCCTAATGGAAAGGTATCTATCAATACAAATGATAACACTATCTTGAAACTTGTTTCAGGTCAGGTAAGAAGTATTGGTATGATTAAGGGAATTCCTATTGTAAGTGCTATGCAGACTAACCGTGGTGGTTATCAGAGTGCTGATTTAGGATTGGATGATGCAGCAGACTCATTTGGTCAGACTATGAAGGCAGATGCAATTTTCGGTATTATGCAGTCTCCAGAAATGAAGGAAGCAAATATGTATACAGTAAAATTGTTGAAGACCAGATATGGTAATAAGAGAGGAAATGTAGTCACTATTGGTGTTGATGTTGAAAAACAGAGATTATTTGATTTAGTAGGATATAAACCACAAAATACAGGTAATGGTCAGCAATCAGCTTCTCCATCTGATATAATTGCATCACAAGCAGATGAAGCAATGAGTAATGTGGTAAATGATTTTGAATAAGGTTTTATTATGGAAGAACAAGTAGAATACAGCAATGATTTACCCAAGTACTCAACAGAATATGATATATCTGTCTTGGAAGAAAATGCGAACAAAAAGAATTTTTACGATTACATGAAAAAGAATGGATTGGATTTTGATGATGTAGATGATGTATCGAAATTACCAAAGTTCATTGTAGAGATGTCAAAAAACATTGATACATTCAACCATTTTAATAATGTATTGTATACATTGAATAAAGAAAATAAAATAAATATTGTTGATAGCATGATTATTCTTGTCACCGATTATTTGGAACCTAACCAGGTGAAAAAATTATTGGATGAAATGAATTTTTATCTATTAACAAATGAACTAAAGAAAAGATATAAAATTGGAAAAATTGACACAGGCATGTTTGAGTTTTTTGGATGATAAACAAATACCAAATATATCACTTGTATAAAGTCTTGAGTGGATTGAAGACTGCTAAGAGATTTACAAATAAGGTTTATAAGGATCTTACGACAAAGTCTGTAAAAGATATTTTGGAGGAAGATTTCTATTATACTCCTAATGTAGATAAATCGGCTAATGTGTTTATAGATTTAGTGAATAGCATAAACAGTGGACAGTTTACAGTCAATGATTTTGCAATTTCTATTGTCAATGAGTACATGATAACAGAGAAATTTCCGACTCTTTTATCATGTGGCAAGGTTGACAATCGACAAAAATTTTTTATATTTAAGAAAAGAAAAGAGATAATAGCTCAGAGCGAATATCTTAAACAATTAGTAGAAGATAAAAACAAAGGACTATTTCAATTTTCAAGCAAGTATACTTTATTTGGCCTTGCGCCAGATCAAAAAAATGAAATATACAAATTAATAAGAGATAAAATAGTCACATCGGAGTTTTACATACGCGGTTATGAAGCTAAAAAATTCATAATTGATGAGAGTAAGATTCAAGACACAGCATATATGAGATTCGTTTGGCTAACGAAAATCGTATTAAATCTAAAGAGGTAAAAAATTATGCCAGTAAATAAAAGTTTCGATTCAATTTTCAGCGCAGTTCAAAAGTCTTTCCCACAAAAGAAGGATAAAGCAGCAACTAAGAAGTCTTATGAAATTGAAGGCCTTCTAAAGCCAACAATGAAGGACGGAAAGTTCAATATTGTATTGCGTTTCTTACCAGGTCATCCTGATGAAGATATGTCTTACGTTGAAAACAGAACACACATGATGCAGTTGCCTAACGGCGAATGGTTTGGTTGTGACTGTTTGCGTAAGTTCGGTGATGATGAAAAGCATCAGTGCCCAATTTGTCGTTATAACAATCTTCTATTCAAGAAGTATGGTAAGCCTGGAATTGAAGAATATCGTAAACATGCATTACCAAAATGGCAGCCAAAGTATTATGCCAACGTTCTAGTAATCCGCAACCCAAATGCTCCTGAAACTGAAGGTCAAATCTTCAAGTTTGAATTCAAGCGTGCAATCATGAAGTTCATTTCTGAAGCAATGAATGACAAGAAGGATGAACTAACTGGTGACGTCACTCCAGGAATTAACCCATTCTCTTGGTATGGTCCAAAGGATGAACAGGTAATCAATAAGGAATGGAGAGCAGGTGCAAACTTTGTTTGGGAAGGTTATCAGACTTCTAATGGTCCTAATTATGAAAAGTCTCACTGGACTGCACCATCAAGAATTTCTATGTTCAAGGATGGTAAGTTGCAGGAATTGACAGACGATGAAATTAACGAACTTGAACAGAAGCAGTTCCGTCTATCCGAAATCGAAAAGAAGGAAGAAGATTGTTCTACTTACGCTCAGATTGTTAAGCGCTATAAGCAGAAGACAGGCAAGTTCTTGTTTGCTGAATTTGGCGAAAAGGATCCAGATGAAAATGCTCCACAAGCAATCAATGTTGATGAAGTTGTAAAGGCAGATTTTCCAAAGGCAGAAACCGTAGAGGCAGATGATTCAGAAATGTTTGCATCTAACCCAAAGGATGAACCTGAAGAAACAGCCGAAGAACTTGACAATGATGATTTCTTTGCAAGACTTTCACAAGGCTAATACTTAAGAAAATTTGATTGAAAAATCAGAAAAGGGGTTGCAAAAGCAACCTCTTTTTGTTATATTTAGAACATGAATATAACAGATAAAAATCTCAAAGTATTAAATATAACACATTTCGATATGGATGGTGCATGCTGCCATATCATTCTAAAAAATTATTATAAATCAGTGACTGCATTGCCAATCACTTATCAGTCAGAAAAAACTTTATTTGCAAAAGCTACTGAAGAAATAAACAAGGAACATTATGACCTTATAATTTGTACAGATTTCTATCCAGAAATTGCTTATAAAGATTTGACTACATTGAAAGTTCCAATGATTGTTCTTGACCACCATGAAAGTGCCAAGAAATTTCATAATGGAAAGACCATCGTCATAGATACGCAGAATAGCGCTTCTAAGCTCGTCTTTGACTTGTATAATAAGTTGAGCGACCTAAGTCATTTAGAAGACCTGGTGAACATTGTGGACGATTTTGATATGTATAAGAAGAAAGATGTAAGGTCACCAGAATTCAATAAGATTTTCTGGGAAATGAATTTCAAATGGTTTGTCAGACGTTTCATTAAGGGAAACACAAAGCTGTCTGAAGAAGAAATTCTATTCTTGAAAGAATCTATGAAGGCTGTTGATAAAATCTATAATAATATTGAAATCACTACATTACCACACAAGGGTGTTTTCTTTATCTTAGATTATTATCAGTATGAAATAACTGAACGTCTAAAGAAGGATGGTTATAAGTGGTTCATTATTTTGAATAAGAACAATCTTTCAATTCGTTCTAATGATGTAGATTTGTTGCCAATTATAAATAGGGTTGGACGTGGCGGAGGTCACAAAAATGCAGTAGGTATTGCATTGAATTGGCAAGAAGACCCTAAATTCTTAGTAAATAAAATAATTAAATCATTCAATGAAATTTATCCAAATTATATCTAGTCAATTTGATAATAAAATGAAACAAGTAGAAGTCAATAAAGACGTTCTACTTCGTTTAAAAAAGAGTATAGAACATCCATTGTTAGTTGAAGATAAAAACTATATTCCACAATGGAAGTTTTGCTCTGTTATCGGTGATAAAAGATGTAATGAAAACATGGATAAAACAGATATTCTAATGTTAGATTACGATGATAGTAATATGACAATAGAAGAATTCAAGAATAGATTTAGAGAATATAAGTTTATTCTACATACAAGTTATTCTTATGATGGTGTAAAACAAAAGTTCAGAGTATTATTGTTCTTAGATAAAGAATATGTTATCGATAGAATGTTTTATAAATGTTCTGAAAGAGTTTATAGTCCATATCATTACTTGATGGATAGATTTGATTTTGTTGATCCAGCATCATTTGTTAAATCACAATTCTTTAAGGTACCAGCAATTAAAACAAAAGATAGTCCTTATTATTGTTATTTCAATATGGGAAAATGTTTTAATTTGTTTGATATTGAAGGATATAAGATTGCTTATGATGAATGT